GTTGTGTCCAGATGCATGGTATTGACAAAGGACACTTTGAAAAATTTGACCTCGTTTTTTCTGGACATTATCACACCAGAAGTAACGATGGCAAAATTTATTACCTAGGAAATCCATACGAATTGTATTGGAATGACTGTGGTGATAAGAGAGGATTTCATATCTTAGATACAGAAACATATGAAATGGAGTTCATTGAGAACCCATATACTATGTTCCAGAAGATCTATTATGAAGATACTCCTGCCGCAACTTTCAAAGCACACCTGTACAAAGATAAAATTGTAAAACTCTTTGTCAGAAAAAGAACCGATCAGAAGAAGTATGATAGGTTCGTACAAAAACTTTTAGACAACAGTCCTTCAGATTTGAAGATTGTTGAAAACATTGCAGTCAATGATACTGAAGTTGATTTTGACGGCGAAAAAGTTGAAGATACTTTAACTCTCTTAGATAAATATATCGAAGACTCTGATTTTGAGTTAAAGAAAGATCGGGTTAAAAAACTTCTACGAGAAGTTTACATGGAAGCTTGCGAAATGGAGTAGTTTATGTTCATACTTTCTCTTATCGGTCATGAGGCAGAAGGTGCTTATGCTGTTACTGATGATGAGGGAGAGAAGGCTCTCTATCTGTTTACCCATGAAGATGATGCTTCTAGGTATGCAGGACTACTAGACGCTGACGAAGAAGAACATGTTAAACTATCGGTTGTAGAAATTGATGACGAAATTGCAGTTGAAACCTGCAATAGAAACAATTACAAGTACGTTGTAATTACCCCTGAAGACATTGTAGTGCCTCCACAAGATTATGATCATATTCAAGAAGATCCGATGGCGTAATTTTCTGTCCACTGGAAACCACTTCATTGAAGTAGAACTTACCAAGTCTCCTACAAATCTAATTGTAGGTACTAATGGTGCTGGAAAATCAACCATTCTTGATGCACTATGTTTTGTTCTTTATAATAGACCTTTCCGTAAAATCTCAAAGAGCCAACTGGCAAACACAGTCAATGAAAAAGACTGTATGGTTGAGATTGAATTTGATATCTCTGGTAGAGACTATACTGTTCGTCGTGGAATCAAACCTAGTTTGTTTGAGATTCACGTAGATGGTTCTTTGCAAGATCAACATGCTTCACAGAACGATCAACAAAAACATCTAGAAGATAATATTCTAAAACTTAACTACAAGTCTTTTACGCAAACTGTTATTCTTGGGTCGGCAACCTTCGTTCCCTTCATGCAGTTGAACTCTTCGCATCGTAGGGACATTGTTGAGGATCTTCTTGACATCAAAATTTTCACAGGGATGGGACAAATCCTTAAGGAAAAGATTCGCACTGCTAACGAATCTATTAAAGAACTTGAGTTTAAGAAAGATAAGACTGAAGATAAGATCCAGATGCAAAAGAACTTCATCAAGGATCTGGATGCTAAAGGTAAGGAAAGGATTACAACTAAGAAGGAACAGATATCCAATCTCTTCAAAACTGTTGATACATTCCAACAACAAAATGAATCATCCAACGATGAGGTGACCACTCTACAAGATGAGTTGGATGGTCTTGCCAATATCAATTCATCCCTCAAAAAGATGAATACTATCAAGACTAAACTGGATCATCGGATACAGAATATCACATCTGATCACAAATTTTTTAGTGAGAATACGGTTTGTCCTACCTGTGATCAGGAGATCCAAGAGGAGTTTAGACTAAATAAGATCGGAGAAATAGAGAGTAAGGTAAAGGAAATTAATTCCGCTTACGTTGATCTCAAAAAATCTATAAAAGAAGAACAAGAAAAAGAAAAACGTTTTATAGAGGTCTCCAAGCAGATCACAACCCTAACGCATGAGATTTCAACAAACAATACTAGAATTTTTGAGTACCAAAGACAAATCAAAGACCTTGAATCAGAAGTTCAAGAAACTACCGATCAAATTGCGAACAGAAATGCTGAGAGAAGTCAACTTAAAAAGTTGCAAAGTGAATTAAAATCTGCTGAGACCGAGAAGTATACACTTACCGATGATGTATCATATCTGGAGTTTGCTCACTCCCTCATGAGGGACGGTGGAGTAAAGTCTAAGATCATCAAGAGGTATTTGCCTGTTATGAATAAGCAGATAAATTATTATCTGCAACAGATGGATTTCTATATTAACTTCTCTCTGGATGAGGAATTCAAGGAGACTGTAAAGTCTCCTATCTATGATAAGTTCAGTTACGAGTCTTTCTCTGAAGGTGAGAAGATGCGTATTGACTTGGCTCTTCTATTCACATGGAGAGATATTGCTAGGATGAAAAACTCTTCCTCTACTAATCTATTGATCCTTGATGAGATCTTTGATAGTTCTCTTGACGGTGGTGGAACAGATGAGTTTGTGAAGATTATTAGATATATTATTAAGGACGCGAATATATTCCTGATCACTCACAAGGCGGAAGACCTTACTGAGAGATTTGATAACTTGATCACCTTCCAGAAGATAAACGGATTTTCTAAGATGATGTGACAGTTGACTTAGTGTCCCACTAGTCAGGTACAACTGTCACATGCTGTGTATAATAGATGCATAGACAGGAACACAATGGTCAATTACGAAGTAAAAGGACAACTCGCCAAACTTTTGGCAACCGAAGATCTCGTCATCGAGAACAGAAAGGTCTCCACCGCGTCGTTCGACGTACAGAACAGAGTTCTTACCCTACCACTGTGGGAACGTGCCTCTAACGTCGTATATGACCTTCTGGTAGGACATGAGGTTGGACATGCCTTGTACACTCCTAATGAAGACTGGACTAAGAAGTTTCCTAAAGTTCCTAAGAGTTTCGTAAACGTGATTGAAGATGTTCGTATTGAACGTCTTATGAAACAGAAGTTTCCTGGACTCGCTAAGACCTTTTACAACGGATACTCTGATCTTTCTGAACAAGACTTCTTTGGTATCGAAGATGAAGATGTAGATCTCTTGAGTTTCATGGATCGAATCAATCTTTACTACAAGATTGGTAACTTCATCAAGATTTCATTTACTGAAGATGAAAAACCTTATGTTATAAAGGCATCAAAAGTAAAAACCTTTGACGAAGTTCTTCAACTGTCCTCAGATATTTCAGATTTCCTGAAGCGTCAAGAAGAAAAGAAAGAAACGAAAAACGTAGACGTACCTAATATTCCACAGATAGACTCACCTTCTAATAGTACAGATACTACTTCTGGACCTCCTGAGCAAGATGCTGATGGGGAGAAAGGTGACACTAATGATCCTGAAGTTGGTGAAGATGAAGAGGATCAACCTATGAATACAACCAATGAAGGTGGTAATACTTTTGATACCATCACCGATAAGAACCTCGAAGAATCTATTGAAGAACTCTCTAGTCACCAGAGACATCATGAAGATCCTGCTTACGTCACTATTCCTAAGGTAAATCTCGATACTGCTGTTGTTACTAACAGTGCGTTTTACGAGAAACTTGATACCTTCTACTCCGACACTCTCCACAAGTTTACTTGTGCAGATCTTGGAAACCCATTTGTAGATGCTGATGCAAGGTTTGATCAGTTCAAAAAGTCTGCACAAAAAGAAGTAAATTATCTTGTAAAAGAATTTGAATGCCGTAAGGCCGCAGACTCTTATGCTCGTGCTACCACTTCTCGCACTGGTATTCTTGACTGTAGTAATCTTCATACTTACAAGTACAACGAAGATCTGTTCAAGAAAGTAACTACCCTTGCTGAAGGTAAAAACCACGGTCTTGTTTTCATTCTTGACTGGTCAGGTTCTATGAGTAATGTTCTTTTGGATACCTGCAAACAACTCTACAACCTCATTTGGTTCTGTAAGAAAGTAAACATCCCCTTTGATGTTTATGCTTTTACTAACAACTGGTACACCCGTGAAGATTATACTGATGAGTACGGTAGGTACACTTCTCCACCACGTCACCACGACAGGGAAGAGAATGAGTTTGAGATTGAAGCAACCTTCCATCTTATGAATGTTCTTACTAGTAGTGTTCGCCCTTCCGAAATTGATCGTCAGTTGAAAACTTTCTGGCGTCTCGTCAGTTCTATCGATCCACAAGGTAGGTGGTCCGCTGCGTATCAGTGGCCTTCAAGTCATGGTCTCTCTGGTACTCCTTTGAATGAGGCTCTCATCACATTGAGTTCTCTTATCCCTGATTTCCAAAAGAGACATAACGTCCAGAAGTTGCAGGTCATTACATTGACTGACGGTGAGGCTCAGGGTCTCAAGTACAATTGTACTTTCACTCCTCGTTATGATGGTGGTGAACCATACTTGGGTCAACGCACTTGCCAGTATCACCCTACTTTCATCCGTGATCGTAAGAGTGGACGTACTTACAGTGTTGGTCAAGAGTATCATGATCTAACTACCACATTGCTTCGTCAACTTAGGGATCGTTTTCCTGAAAGTAACTTCATCGGTATCCGTGTTATGGAAGGACGTGAGGCTAGTAACTTCTCTCGTAGATACTTGCAGTGGGATTACGATAAGCACGCGGCAATCATGGAACAGTGGAGAAAAACTAAATCCATGACCTTGACAAACTGTGGTTACAACAAGTATTTTGGTCTCAATGCATCCTCACTCTCACAGAATGCTGACTTTGAAGTTAAGGAAGATGCAACTAAATCTCAGATCAAAAATGCCTTCAAGAAGTCTCTCAACTCTAAGAAAATGAACAAGAAAGTCCTTGGTGAGTTCATGCAACTCATCGCTTAGACTAAATAACTAAAAAAAGTCTGAGAGAAATGAAAAGATTTCAAGATTTTATGGTAGAATGTTATTCTCATCTCGATGAGAGTAGTCTAAACCGACTCCACAAAAAGTCTAAGAAAGGTGGCACTGCCGTTCTTTCTGCTGAACGTGGAGATAAATCTAAAAAGGAGAACAAAAAACGTTCCTCTCAACTCGCTAAAGATATTCGCGGTGCAGGTCTACCAGGCCCTACTAAAGTTAAGGGTAGGTGGACCGAGAACCAAGGTACTAAGAGTGAGAGGAAAGTATCCGAGAAATCTTATGTAGTTTCTTCTGGTAAAAAAGGCAAGAGAAAGTTCAAGAAGGCAGTTGAAAAACTCGGTAAGAAGTACAACCAAGATGGTGTACTGATTCAGAGGAAAGGCAGTGGTAGTGCCACTGTCAAGGGAACTGCCAAAGGTCAATGGCCTGGTAAAGGTAAAAATGTAAAGGTCGGTAAAATGAAACCTGGCCGCACTGGTGAAATGGACACCAAAATCAAAAACAAAACATTTACTTATGAACGATAAAAATTGGAGATCTGAATATCTCGATCTCAAAGGTCGCGCTTTGAACCAAAGACAATGTGAACTGTTGGAGAAAGGTCCAGACAGTCTCTCCTCCTCTTGGCTTCTTCAGGCAATGTACAACGACTGGAAGAGGGTCACTGGATACGTTGATCCGAATGCTCCTGTAGAGAACACGGGTCAGTTGCAATCCTCCTTCAAGTCATTCAATAGACAGTTTGAAAAGTGACACACAACCCCTTCCCTGAAGGGGTTTTTCTATTATAATAAGTGCATAGACAACAAACAAACATGACCTTCGCTCCACATCCTGTGACCACTGACGACCTCGTTAACTATCTTTCTGCTAACGGCGAACAAGTCGGTATCCCTCAACTTCTTAATGCTGCTGACCACTTCGGTTGCTCACTCGCTACTGTCAAGAAGCGCCTTAAGGATTATAAGAATGGTATTGGTAAGTGGAACCTGACTGTTACGGAACAACTTGAGAAGAACTTCCAGTCTCCTTCTGTAGTTCCTCCTGTAGAACAAAACCTTGTACCTGTTAAAGATGATAACTTCGTCAAGTTTGGTAATTTCAGCGATATCAAAAAAATTATTCAATCGCGTCTCTTCTATCCAGCGTTCATTACGGGACTGTCTGGAAACGGTAAAACGTTCGGTGTTGAACAGGCGGCCGCCCAACTAAATAGGGAGTTGATCCGTGTAAACATCACAATTGAAACCGACGAGGATGATCTTATTGGTGGTTTCCGTCTTATTGATGGTAACACTGTTTGGCATAACGGACCCGTGGTGGAAGCTC